TTGATGTTTTATTTGCATCATCGGCAGAAACACAACTGAAAACAGTATCATCTTTAGCGCCATTAAAATTCTTTGTTGGAAGCACTTCACAATACGCACAATTCTTTGCAACAACAGGAAATCTAACACTTCAAAACGGGGGAACGTTTACAGATAACGGATATCGTTTACAAATAGATGCATCTGGGTCATCTAATTCAAATTTACCATTAGCTTTAACTTCTGTTGATGCTAACAATAGAGTAGGTATCTTATTTGCCTCTTCAAGTGTATCCTCAGGAAAACAACATAGATTATGGCATAGAGTAAATACACCTACTGTTGAATGGTTATTAGGAGCTAGTGCTGGAGAAAATGCCTCGTGGAGACTCCAACCCAGGGATGATAGTAACTATGCTATGAACTTTCTGACTCCATATAATGGAGGAACAGCCTACATAAACACAGGACTTAGCCAGTCGTTATTCTCATTAGGAGCAGGCTCAATTGCCGCACAGCACATCAATATAAGCTCAAGTGGTAATGTCGGTATTGGAACGGCTACTCCTGCCTTTACTTTAGATGTAAGTGGTAGTACAAGAATTACAAATAACCTAACTGTAACCGGCTCATTGATAGTATCAGGATCCCAGATACTAGCACCAATTACTACAACACCACAATACTCGTTTATAGGAAGTACAAATTCAGGTTTAAGCCGTAACCCAGATGGAGCTCTTGCTTTACAACTAAATGGAACAAGTCCATTATTAATTTACACAGATTCCTGGAGATTCCCATTTTCAAGTATAACATTAAAAGATTCCACCACCGGAAACACAGGATTAGCATTTTCAGCAGGAAATGGAGTAGCAAATAGTCCTACTAATTACGTCCTAGTAGCCAACAGTGTTACTGGCAGCAATCCAAGAATCCAACCAGAAAGTACAGTACTTGGTAATGTTTCACTAAACATCGTACCAAAAGGTACGGGTAGTGTTAATTTCCCTACTGGTAGTATAGGTATAGGAACAATTGCTCCTACAGCAACATTACACGTCTCAGGTGCTTCATCAGCAGCATTATTCAGAGTTGACTCACCAACTGTAAATAACATACTATACATAAGTGGATCTGGAACTGTAGGAATTGGAACCTCAACCCCAGTAACCACGTTTGACGTACTTGCATCAGGCTCAGGTGGTTCATTCCCAATAGCTTCTTTTAGAACTCCTGCCTCTTCAGGGTATATTTCTTTGTATAATTATACAAGCCCATTTGAAGTAGCTCGTATTGAAAGTAGTAATGACATATCTAATGGAGGTTCACTAAGACTGTACACCAGAAATGGATCAGCAGTAGTAGGTGAAAAGATGCGAATTACAGGAACCGGCGAAGTAGGTATTGGCGTAACTGCACCATCAGCAAGACTACAAGTAAGAGGCTCAGGTGCAACTTCAGCCACAACAGCTCTTCTAGTTCAAAACTCAACACCTTCTACTTTATTCTCAATATTGGATAATGGTAATACAGGAATTGGAACATCATCACCATCAGCATCACTTCACATTACAGGCTCATCAAACTCCGCATTATTAGAAATAGATTCACCAGCAGTAAACAATATATTATATGTTAGTGGAAGTGGCAATGTAGGTATAGGAACAAATACTCCGGGCTACGCATTGGAAATTGCTAATACAGGATTATATTATGCTGGCGCTTCTTCAGCAGCTCAGTTACTAATTACAACCTCAGGTAGTGTCAACAAAGAAGGATCATTTATCGCTGCAGGAGCAGGAGGTAATAGAACCCTACAACTAGGCATCTTAGACAACTCAACTGTGCCTGTTGGTATTGATATGTTTGAAACAAATGATACTTTTGGTTCAACATATCTAAACTTCAGAGTAAACAATGCTAACCTAGTTCGAATGACTGGTAGCTTTGTGGGTATTGGGACAACCACTCCTGCTTACAATTTAGATGTAAGTGGTTCTGCTAGATTTAAATTCACACCATCTGGATCTGATCTATTCACAATTGATGGTGCTACTACTACAAGATATTTTATAGTTGAAAATAGTAATGGATTTGTAGGGATAGGTAGTGGATATACTACCTCAACTACTCCTGCAACATCTGTAGACATACGTGGAAATACCTCTATTAGAGGAGGATCATCAACAGTTGGAAATGCATTTATTGTCACCAACACCACACCAACTACATTACTGACTATACAAAACAATGGTCAAGTATCATTTACATCACCTACTATAACACTTGCAGCATCACAATCTGCATTTAGCATATCACCTATTATATCCGCTAGTAATATAGTTGGCGGCCAATATTATGGTGTAAACATTGCACCGACATTCTATCAAACAACAGCATCCCAAACCGAAACAGCATTCCGAGTAGCAGCAACGTTCTCCCAATCATCTGCAGCTGCAACGGGCGGAACAAATATAATAGCCGACTTTGGATCAACAAGTGCCGGTAGCCAATTGACAGTAACAGATGTTACATCAGGAAGCATTTACATGGTAAATGATGTATCTGGTATTCCAATTATAGAGGCTACAAGTAACTGGGATGTTAACATATATGACTTCCCAAATAAAATATTTGAAAAGACAGGTTCACAAGTAAATATTTACGGAACAATGAGGGTAAGTGGTAGCTTTATATTACCATTATCTCAATCCGTTGCTCCACAAACAGGAAGTGCATATTGGAGTGGATCATTATTATTTATATACAATGGAACTCGTTATATGAGTGCAAGTTTTGCTTAATTATGGCTATATACAAAAATACACCTCCAATAGTTACTAATGGATTAGTACTTGCATTAGACGCTGCTAATCCTAAGTCTTATACATCTGGAAGTACAATGTGGAGTAGTATAGTTTCAACTGGATCATTTTCAATGCAACAAAAAGCATCGTCTGTATTCTCATTTGTAACTAACCCACCTGCTATTTTTATTACCCAATCTGCTGGAGTAGGTGGAGTAGAAGCTATTAATATATCAGGCAGTCTCCCATTTACAGAAAACTTATCTATTGAATTATGGTATAAAACAGCTACCACTGGAAGTGGAATTGCAACTCAACTTGAATCACCAGGAATAATACAAATAGGCTCTTATAATAGTAACGCTAGTTTAACATTATGGGATTGGTCTGCAGGTACTCCAGGATCTCATAGAGTTTATACTCTTGTCAATAATGGAGCAACATGGTCTCATACTGCATTGTCAACAACTACATACTCAGATGCAATCTGGGTTAACCAATATCATCACATAGTGATGAATTTTTCTGGAAGTGCTGGTAAATGGAATAGATATAATTTATATATTGATAATGTTCTACAATCTACTGTTAACTTTACTATACCATTCCCATCTGCCTCAATTAGTGGTAATGGAACTTTAAATCTATCTGGAGCATCTGGTGGTAACGCTCGTAATAGCTATAGCATACTAAAAGTGTACAACAGAGAGCTTACTACTACTGAAATATTCCAAAATTATAATGCGTTAAAAGGAAGGTTTGGCTTATGATATACGGAACACCTACTACAGTAGCAAATAGATTAGTATTGTGGGTAGATCCTGCTAATTCAAGATATCCTACATCTCGCAATTTATTTAATTACACTACTGATTTAACAAATGACTATTGGTCTAAACTTAGATGCCAAATAACAGCTAGCGCAGGTACTGCTCCTGATGGTACAAATACTGCGTTTGCAATGACTATAACTGATTCTAGTTCATTAGTTAGACTAACTGCAGGTAGTTTTACTTCTTCAATAGCTGGTGGCCCATATACTTTGTCTGTATATGTTAATAAAGGAAATTGCACAGCAGGATTATTCCAACCTGGAGTTTATGACAGTGCGCAATCTGTCTCCGGAGTAGCTCCTGAATATGCTATACAAAGCAATTTTGCCCCTACAGGCTCTACAGGAGGAGTTGCTGCTACTACATTATCTCAAACTGTCACTAATGTTGGAAGTGGTTGGTATAGAGTAGCTACTAGTGTAATGCTTTCTTCCTCTATACACTCTTTTAGTGTATTTTTTGATATAGCAAATGGTTTAGGAGGAAATAAAGTCAACGGAGAAAGGATTCTTTTATGGAAACCGCAATTTGAAGCAGGAGCAACAGCTACACCACCAGATGATGTTCCTACCACAATCAGATATGCTCCTGACTTATCAGCTAATGGAAATACAGGCTCATTTTCAACTAACAGACCAACATGGACTCCTAACAATGCTGGTACTATATCTTTTTTAGGATCATATAGTGGAGCTCCAACATTAACATACCAAGCTTCTCCTACACTCAACATAAGTGGAAGTAGCATGAGTGGAGAAGCATGGGTTAAATTTACATCACTAGATTATACTACAAGCTCAGGGAGTTTAATGTATATATTTAATAAAGGAACTCCAGATACTGCTCCTGGTACACCTAATCGAGGGATTTGGTTTTCATATGATAATAGAAGTAATGGTAGTAGTTTTAATTATACTTGCTTTGGAAACACTGCTGGTGGTTTTGGTGGAGGAGGAAATAATTTTAATGGTAGCCAGTACAATCAAATTTTCCAGACTGGAAGTTGGAATCATATTGTATTTACAATAAACAACAGCACCGGATCTCTTTATATAAATGGAGTTCAAAAAGGAAGTAGTAAAAATTTTTCAAACTTAGATTTATACCATACTGGGTCTTCCACTACAGGCACTGTTGCCTTTAGTGCAGTACCACCTTCTCCTAGACCATTTGAAATAGGAACCTTAAGATTATACAATAGAGCTTTGTCAGCACAAGAAATTACCCAAAACTACAACGCACTCAAATCACGATTCGGATTATCATAATATGGCTGTAAACACAAGAAATAGTATTGTTACTAATGGATTAGTATTAGCATTAGATGCTGGTAATACAAAGAGTTATACTAGTGGTAGTACTACTTGGAGAGATTTAAGTGGAAATAATAATAGTGGTAGTTTAGTTAATGGACCTACTTTTAATTCTGCAAACGGAGGAAGTATAGTATTTGATGAAAACCTAAGCCAATACTCATTAACAAATGATATTTTACAATATACTCCAACACAATCATTTACAATGAATGTTGTTTTTTACTTATCATCAATAGCCGGTGACAATACAATTACTAGGAATACTACTATTTTTGGAAGAGGAGCAACTGCCAACTCCGTAGGAATTGGTGCCCAGAAATCACAAACAAATACATACGCTCTTGCAGTTGGTTCTAGAGCAATTAACAACCTCACAACAACATACACTATAACTTTAAATCAAATATATAATGTTGCTTTTATATATGATGGAGCATCTCAACTATCTGTTACTGCTAATCAATACTTTTACTTAAATGGAGTTTTAATATCAACTCAAGATATAACATCAGGATTAGGAGGAACTTTTGATACCGCAGGCTATGCATCATTTATAAATCGTGCTGTTCCTCAGGGGAATGCTTCTTATGGTAGTGGTGGAGTGTTTATTTCTACAATATACAACAAAGCACTCACACAACAAGAAGTTACCCAAAACTACAACGCTACAAAAACTAGATTTGGATTGTCATAAATTGATATATTTATAACAAACATAAACAACATGGCAGTTAAAGTAACAGGATTTTTTCAAAACCCACAAACAGGATTGATTTACGAATCTCCTTTATTAACATTAGTACCACACCTTCAATACGCAGGTGCAATTGCAATGGATGTATTCATTGGAAGAAACGGAGCAGTAGGATATCAAAGCATTGATAAAGCTACTCTAACATACGATGCTACAATTACAGACCCATACACTCAATTGATTGATGCTTTGGATACTTATGTAATCGATAATCTTAAAGATGCTAATGCTATTAACAGTGCATCAACATTTGAAAAATATACACCACCGGCACCTGTAATTGAAGAACCAATTTTACAAGATCCGTTAGTATAAATTTTTTGTGCCATATTTATAATAAAATCTAGACATGGCTAACATCCCAATATATCCTGGTTCAAGTTCATTTATCCCTGGCAATACACCTTTTGGATTTTATGACTATGATTATGATTTTCAAATTGATGCTGATAAAATAGTAACATTTTGTGCTCGTCGATTAGGATATCCATTAGTAGATGTTGAACTCCAAGATTTAAACTTCTACACAGCATTTGAAGAAGCAATTACTACATATGGAAATGAAGTTTATGCGTATAAAATTAGACAAGATTATCTTGATATAGAAGGATTTACTACTTCATCGGCATTAAACCATTCATTAATTCGCCCTAACCAAGGAGGAATTATTCGTATCTCTGAACAATATGGAATTGAGGCTAATGTAGGAGGAGATGTTAACTTCTACTCAGGATCTATAGTACTTAGAGAACATGTTCAAGATTATGATCTAAATGAATGGGCTACTTCCCAAAGCTTATCAGGACAAAATGTTACAATAACTCGTTTATTTAGAAATCAAATTCCTGCTTCTGTAAGATATTTAGATCCTTACATTGGAGCAGGTAGTGAGTATTTAAATATATTGAATGATTTTGGTTTTGCTAGTTATGGTATAGCTAATACAGCTACATTATATCCTATTTATTTTGATATTCAAAAGATTCAAGAAATTGAAATGAATGATTTAGTAAGAAGATCACAAATATCTTTTGAACTTAGAAATAATAAATTAAGATTATTTCCTAAACCTGGTGAAGGAGAAAATGGGGTAAGATTATGGTTTGAATATTACCTTAAATCTGAAAAAAATACTCCTGTTGCTCCTTCTGGATCAGGGTTAGTTACTAATGTTTCTAATGTACCATATGCAAATCCAATATATGGACAAATTAATTCTATTGGTCGTCAATGGATATTTGAGTATACATTAGCATTATGTAAAGAAATATTAGGATATATTAGAGGTAAATACTCAACCATCCCTATCCCTAACTCAGAAGTAACACTAAATCAAGGTGATCTTATAACTGCTGCTACTGCTGAAAAAACTGCTTTAGTTGACAAATTAAAACTTTATTTAGAAGAAACTTCTAGAGAAAAGATATTAGAAAGAAAATCTTTAGAAACAGATGCTAGATTAAAAGAATTACAACAAACCCCTTATTTAATTTATATAGGATAATATGGCTTTATTTGGTGGAGCAAGAGATATCAGTTTATTTAGAAACCTTAATCGAGAATTATTAGGGGATATTATTACTCAACAAATAGCATACTATAAGTATGATTATGGAAAAAATAAAGTTAATATATATGGTGAAGCTATAGATAAATTCTTTTTTACTCCTGTTCTTTTAAATTGTTTAATCCAAAGAAATGACCAAACTTGGGGATCAAGTGATTTAGGCCCAGATGTTACAAGAACTATGACCTTTAACCTACTTAGAGATGATTTAAAAGATGCACAGGTTGTACCTGAGGTAGGAGATATAATTATGTGGTATGAAAGTTTCTTTGAATTAGATAATGTTCAAGAAAATCAATTATTTGTTGGTAAATCCGAAGAATACCCATATGCCCCTAACCCTCTTAACCCAGGACTAGAAAATTTTGGATCTAGTATTTCAATTATATGTCAAGGACAATTAATCCCATCTGATAAATACAGTTTAACCAAAGCTAGAATATAATGCCTGCTAGAAAACCCATACCTAAAACTCAAGCTGAAATAAGCAATGGACAAATTAATCCATATAGCTTAGAGTATGGTAATGCTAATGATTCTTCTTTTGAGTTAAATCCTTTAAATAGAGGTAATCAAATATCATCTACTGGTGATACTTCTAAATCTTTTACTATTAGTATTCAAGATATAGATGAAGCAATTCATTATTATTTTACTAATGTTATTAAACCTTCTGTATATCAAAATAACACCCAAATCCCAGTCCCTATAATATATGGAAGTCCTGAAAGGTGGAAAGCAGTTCAAGCAGATGGGTATTATAGAGATCAAAATGATAAAATAATGGCTCCTCTAATTATGTTTAGAAGAGAATCATTAGAAAAAAACTTTAATATAGGAAATAAGTTAGATGCGAATCATCCTCATAATTATGGAATTTTTATAGAAAAGTGGAATCAAAAAGATGCATATGATAACTTTGCTTTATTAAATAATCGTAAACCCCAAAAGAAAATTCATGCTGTTGTTATTCCTGACTATGTAACTATAAGTTATAAGTGTATAATTATGACTTATTATGTAGAACAAATGAATAAAATAGTTGAAGCTATAAATTATGCTTCTGAAGCATATTGGGGAGATCCTGAAAAATTTAAATTTATAGCTAGAATAACTTCTTTTACTACTAATAACTCAATATCACAAGGTGAAGAAAGAATAGTTCAAACAGAATTTACTATTACACTTAGAGGACACGTAATTCCTGACACTATTAATAAGGAACTAGCATCAATAAAATACTTCCCAGACAAAACCCAAGTAGTTTTTAGTACTGAAACCTCACTTACTCCTGAAGACACAACATATCCTAATAGATCTACACCTTTTTACCCATCAGATATTACTTCATTTACAGATGGGGTTGATTCTTAAAAATAATTACATATATTTATAATAAAAATAAGTTTATAAAATGAAAACAGTTTTATCAAATGAAGAATTAGATTCTTTAAAAAATCTTAAAGAACAATATAACCAAACAGCTTTAACATTAGGAAGACTTGAATTAGAAATTCTTAATTTAGCTGAAGAAAAAGAAAAAATTAAACAACAATTTTCTGATTTAAAAAATCAAGAATTAGAATTAGTTAATCAAATTAAAACCAAGTATGGTGAAGGAAGTATAAGTTTAGAAACCGGAGAATTTTCCCCGGTATCCTAAACTTTGAATAGAGTTCGCCATATTTATTAATAAAAAACATATAAAACATGGCCGAAACTTTAATATCCCCTGGTGTTTTAGCAAGAGAAAACGATCAATCTTTTGTTTCTGCGACCCCTGCACCTATTGGTGCAGCTATTGTTGGTCCAACTTTGTTGGGTAGAGTAAGTATCCCAAAAATAGTAACCACTTATTCTGATTATTTACAAAATTTCGGAGGTTATTTTATTAGTGGAGGTGCTACTTACAACTATTTAACAGCATTATCTGCATATAATTATTTTAACAATGGTGGTACTAGCTTATTAGTTACTCGTGTTGCAAGTGGTTCATTTACTCCTGCATCTAGTTCCAACGTAAGTGGTAGTACAGTAACCGTTAATAATATTTTCTCATTAGAATTCCTTACTGATGGTATTATTGGTAACAATAGTGGCTCAGAAGCAAGTGGTTCATTACCTAGTGGTAGCGCTTATAATGTTCGTTGGGAGGTTCAAGCACCAAACACATCATCAGGAACATTTACTCTATTAATTAGAAGAGGAGATGATACTGCTAATACTCCTACTATTTTAGAAACTTGGTCTAATCTTTCATTAGACCCTAACCAATCTAACTATATTGAAAAAGTAATTGGTAACCAAACTTATAATGTTCGTACTGATGGTACTTCTCTTTACTTACAAGTAACAGGTAGCTACCCAGTAAACAGCAAATATGTAAGAGTAAAAGCTGTAAATCAAAAGACTCCTAATTTCTTTGATAATACAGGAACAGCAGTTCCAGCATTTACTGGATCTATCCCTGCAGCTCAAAGTGGTGCGTTTATTGGAGGAACTGGTGAGAATATTCCAACAAGCTGGACAGCTAATTTCTATGAAAACATGGGTGGTTCTAATCTTCAAGGAATAGGCCCGAATGACTATACTCAATCATTTGCTATTTTAGCAAATAAAGATGATTATAAATATAACATTATTACGGCACCTGGATTAATGCGTGCTGAAGCAGGTCATGCTTCTGTAATTACTACCTTAATCAACAACACTCAAGATAGAGGTGATGCTATTG